AGTTGACCCAACTAACACTTCGGGAGCCACAACAACTAGTATAGTTGGAACTTCCATGTTTGATAATATGAGAAATCTTATGGCTCAAGAAGAAGCAAAAAATAATATAGGCTCAAGTGGTTATGTTAGCGTTGATGCTATGGCTGGCACAACACCTGACGTAGGTTTTGTGCCAGATAATTATACCCCTGATTTGGGTGGATATATAGGAACAATTGACGATGACGGACTGCCAAATGTCGATGTTAATGAAAGTGATTTTATAGATGATCCTTACGCGATTGATATCCAAGACACAAATATTTACACAGAAAATCCCGACGGAACGTATACTGTTGAGGACGGTGAGCCAGACCCAATAGATGTTTTTGACCCAGATGAATATATTGATAGTTCTGGCAATGGTGATGGTGGTGGAACAGCAACGACAACAACTAACACAGCAACACAGAGAACAGATCCGTATGAATACTTTAATTTATATAGGTCTACCGCGCCATCTAGTTGGCTTCGCAACTCTATATATAATGCCTACGGAACAGGTCCAGATTTTAATGTAAATGTCTATCAGGCGGCTGATGGCTCACTGAGATTTACAGAGACTGACCAGTTAGTTCCAGAGGAATATTTAAAATATATACCTTACGCAAGACGCACAGAAATGGATGCACCTGTAGAGGAGGAGGCATAATGGCAGATCAAATAGAGGCAATCAACAGGGCGTTAGCTGAAAGCACGCAGAGGGCAATGCCAATAGAAAATGATGTTAGCTTTGATGACTACATTAATCAAATGGGCGACGACGAGCTTCGTGTCTTAATAGATTCCATTGGTGTTGGTCAGGGAGACATGGGTCCAGATTTAGATAGTGAGCAAAACTACAATCTGTTAGAGCGAATATTGCAGACGATTGGCTTGGGTAGATCTGTAGATGAAACTAGGTTAATGGAAGGCTCCACACCTGAGCAAATACAGGAATATATGAAAGAAAAAATGCAAGACACACGAGGTGCATTAGGTGGAATAAAAGATACCATTATGGATGAAGTTAATAAAATGAAGTCACAAGGAGAGTAAAATGGCTGAAGTAAATGTAGAAAATATGGAAGAGAACGCAGAACTCTTCATGGAGAAAATGGGTTTCGCTCATAACTCTGACGGATTAGATATGAGTGACGACCAGCTCGTTAATTTCCTATTGCTCTGTCACCAAATGCAATATGATGTGGGTGATGAGTACGAAGAGGAGATGATGGAGGAAGACATGTACGACGATCATGGCGACGGTGTTAAAGTCAAAGTCATGAAAGTTGGCGGTGGCGACGTTCACGAAATGATGAATGAGTTACTTGGAGGTTAAATGCCTGTAACAAAAGTCAAAGGCGGTTACAGGTGGGGTAAGTCTGGAAAGATTTACAAAACAAGAGCCGAGGCAGAACGCCAAGGCAGGGCGGTTTATGCCGCTGGGTATAAGTCAAAAAAGAAAAGGAAAGCGTAATGGATTGGATTAAAGGAAGATTAAAAGAGCCTTCAAGCTATGGAGCTGCGGCTGTCGTTGGTGTTGGTCTGGGCATTCTACTAACACTGCCAATATTAACTTGGGCAGGTATTATCTGCGCTATATTCGGATTGGTTCTTAAAGAAAAATCAAGCGAGTAATAATGTCTATTTTATCTGCTCTTCTTAAAGGTGGTAGGAACTTAACTGATGATGCTTTAGAGTATTTAAAGGACTATATACGTTCATCAGAGGGCTACGGTGCTTTAAAAGATTTAGTTAAACCTGTAAAAACAGACCTAGATCCTGCTGGTTTAGGGGGAACAAGGCTACCTGATTTTGTTGAGGATATTGAGTATAAGACAACAGACCAAGGTATTTTAATTCCAGAGCAGACAATTGATATTTCTGAATTACAGGGCAGAACTTTAACTCCTGCATATGGAGATAGAACATATGC